ACTATCTCTAAGTGTTCATTATAATACTGTTCATACTTGGTGTTGTTAGTCTTATCAAAATCTTTTAAAACTTGTGCTGTAACCTTTCGGTCTTTACTATCATATGTTTTTGCAGAAGGCATACCTTCAATCTTAGAGTATACTTCTTTATGTAACTTCTGAGATAACTTAGGTACATTGTTTCCTTCTTTAAATGCTTGAAAGATTGGGTTAACATATGTGTTGAGTTTAGGTTCAGAAGTTTTCTTACCACCTGCTTTGAGAGAGGTTCCTAAGATTGCACCATCTGTAAACTGTAGAAAGATGTCGCCTGGATGTTTGGGTGGAACGCCAGATGGTTTTGCACGGTATCCCCAATAAACATTCTTGATTGACTTTGCTTTCATTTCGTCATAGATATACTTTGTAATACCTATTGCATTCTCTACTTTCTCTTGGAACTTGGATGACTCTTCTGCCTGTGCAATGAAATCCTTTGCAGCCTGTTTGTCTACACTGCCTACACATTTTAACTTGTCTACATCCTGTGTAAGTATCCAATCATAGAATGATGATACTGATTTAGGTTTGTAATTTTTCTCCCATGCAATGCAAGGGAATAGTTCTGTGATACTTGAGTTTAGTGTTGTCTCATTCATGCCACCACTCTTGGGTTTAAACATGATGATTGCACGGTCTCCATTGATTGATGGAATAAAGATAGGGTCAAAACTTGATAGAGAACTTCCTTTAACTTCTGCAGAGATATCTGCATTCCTTAATTTCTTTTCTACATCGTCTCTATCTCCGTCTCTGTCTTGTGTCTTAACGACAAAAACTGTAGTCCTACTGTTAGACTTTTTATGTTTCTCAATTGTTAGTCCATCGGTTACTTCAGAAGGTAAGTCTTTAACTTCTAATGATTCATCGAGTGTAGGAATATCAAGTCTGATATCCTCAAGCTTAGGTTCGAGTAATTGTTCGAATGTTTTCATAATACTATTTATCCTATTCTGCTAGTCTAGAGAAGTTTTTGTACTTCTCAAATCTTAACACATTACTGAACTTATCATATAATGTATCACCTTTATGACTAATGATAAATGCATTTACTCCATCTGTCAAGGTGTTTAACAGCTTTAAGAATTCATCTGTACCAGCAACATCTAAAGATGAGTCAAAGACTTCGTCTAGAATTAATAGGTTAGTGTTCACACTATTCTTCATTCTTGCAACACTTCTCCATGTGAATAGAAGTGCAAGGTCGATTCTCATTTTCTCACCTTGTGAAAAGTTTTCGTATTTGAATACGTCACGGAATCTTGATTTAATTGTTTCATCGAATGATTCATCCAACTCAAATCCAACATAGAATTCTAATTGTGCAAGATACTTATTAATAAGCTTGTTCATGATAGGAACATACTGTTTAATAATCTTTTCTTTAACACCTTGGTCTCTAAGTAACATAGTTGCAATCTCATAGTAGTGTGTTCTGTCTATAAGAGATTTATGTTTGGTATGTAGAACATCTAATTCATCTTCACCTTTGGTGATTCTTTCATGTACATCTGTACCACCATCGGATTCAATTTTTAAGGTTTCTATTTCACCATTAATTTTTTGGATATATTTTTGATTGGATAGGATTTCTGTTTGATGTAATCCTACTTGTCTTTGGATGTCGTCGATTTGTGACTGGATGTCACTGATTTCGAGGATTCTTTTTGAGGCACTGGAAACTCCATCTTCAATCTGTTGGAGTGCGAGTGCAATCTCCGTTGCCTTCTTATTCTTTGATTCGAGATGTTCTTTCTTGTGTTCCTCATCTAATCCTTGTTTACATGTTGGACATTCATCATTCTCTTCATAGAACTCAACTTCTTTTAATGCTTTCTTTCTTGCAGTAGTAAGTTGTTTATCCATTTCTTCTAAGTCTTTTAACTTTTTAGTAACGGAATCTTTATCGGAAATTGTTAACTGTATAGTTGCAATCTCTTCACTGTTAGTATCTATAACTTCTAACAGCTCACCTATATGAATGTTAGTATCTACTACTGTTTTTTCGAACTGAGTAATCTTTGCCATTCTATTTTCTGTCATGACTTTTACTTGTTCGTTCAAACCATTGAGTCTCTCTTCTAAGATTTCAACTGCATGTTGTGTATCTTTAACTTCAATTATATGTGCAGCCTTTTTCTTTCTAAGAAGCTGCATCATTGTTGTGAAGATATTGATATCCAGTAAATCTTCTACCAATTTTCTTCGGTCTTTTGCTCTAAGTTGCATGAAGGGTGTGAAGTTAGCAGAACCAAGAATTGCAACCTGTGTGAATGAACGATAAGACATTTTAAGAATATGTTTTTCAAGATGGTCTTGATAGTCTCTTACTGTTGCATCTTGGTTAACAAGTATGTCATCAACATAGAGTTCAAAAATATTTGGTTTTGCGCCACGGATTATTTTGTATTCTTTTTTACCGATATAAAACTCTATCTCAACGACTAGAGCTTTCTCATTGATACTATTAATAAGTAATTCTTTTTTTAGATTTCTAAATCCACGTCCGTATAATCCGAAACACAATGCATCTAATAGTGTAGATTTACCAGCACCATTCTCTCCAAGGATAAGAGTGGTTTGATGTGTATCTAATTCTATTTCAGTAAATTTGTTTCCCGATGAAAGTAAATTCTTCCATCTTACCTTTGTGAAATTTATCATAAGTAAGTGTGTTCGTCCAATGCTTCATTATATAAGGTCTTCATAATCTCGTCGAGTTTTTCTTTCTTACCTTGTATCTCCAACCCATCAACATACTTGGATAATATGGTTAGGGTATCATCAACTCCTTCGATTTCATCATCGTCAAAAAAATCCATATGTTTATTATCATCTACGACTGCAACATGTAAAGGGTTAGATGCATGTACCTTGTCTAGGAATGAATCAAACCAGTAAGGATTATCTTTATTAACAACAATAACCTTTACAAACTTACCCTCAAATCTTGAGTAGTCAATCTCTTGCAAGGCCTCGAAATTTTCTATCTTACCATCATCATAATATCCTTTCTCAAACATAGTCAAAGGATTATGTACTGGGGTAAGTTCTTTTGTTTCTGTATCAAAAATATGGAAGTACTTTTTATCATTATAATCTGACCAAGTAAATTCCATTTGTGAACCTAAGTATCTAACATTCTTCACTTCTGATTTGTGATGGAAATGACCACTGTATACTTGTTCAAATCTTTTAAGATATGATATGTCTAGTCCATGTTGACATGTCATGTTAGGTAATAGTAATGCACCTTCTATCTCGAAGTGTCCCATACAGTGAGTTGCAGCTGCAGTCTGCATGAACTCTACCATGTCTGCATAGTTATCATTGTTAATCCATGGTACTAATGCAATTGGAAAGTCATCGTATTCTTTTACAATAGGGTCGGCATATACGGTAATATTAGGTTGATTATAAAGAAGTAACTCGGGTGAATTAACATCATTCGTATTCTTATAATATGTATCATGGTTACCTAGAATCAAGTCCATCTTGATTCCTCTCTCATTGAGTGGGTCTACAAAGTGTTCGATGTTTGCTTTCATCGATGCAAAGTTTACATACTTACGTCTATCAAAGTAATCACCCATATGGATAATCTGTTTGATGTTATGTTCATCTAGATATGGGAAGAATATCTCTTCATAAAAACGTCCTTGGTACTTGGACATTTCAACCATATCTGAACGGACACCACAGTGGGTATCATTTAATATTGCTATCTTCATTCAGTAAAGTTTTCTAAATTTTTATTAGCTTTCTTTTTCTTATTTTTTGATTTACGTGGTTCATACTCTACACGATTCATATTCTCTTGCATCCACTCTACGTTAGAGTTGACTAGTGATGGGTCATGTTGACCATCGATAGTTGCAAATGAATCCATAGTAATAGATGATTCCATGATTTGTTTTTGTTTGATGTAGACTTGTTTCTTTTCCTTCTGAATCCTTCTTAAGAAAGCGTAATAACAAATCTGAGTGACATATGCAAATGCATTGTTTGATTTTTCAACGTTAAAGTTACCAATGTATTGGATACAATTTTCGATTGCATCACAAATCATTTCGTCACGGTAAGTATAGTTGATGAAATTAGGTCGAGTGGATAATCGGGTTGCAATCTTATAGATGCATTCACCAATGTATTCAGTCATTCGAGGGGGTTGTTTCCCAGCATCATTTGCTTCTTTAACTAAAGTATTGAACTCTGCAACTGCAGCTGTAAACTCCTTGTTATTGACGTAATGTTCTGCTTTTTTGGGGTCTTTTTTTGTAGTCATGTATACATTATACCTCTTTATCGTAGTATTGTAAGGGGCTTTTTAAATTAAAATTTATTTATAAAAGCCTATAGACAAATGAAAAATGTGTGATAAAATGAATATGTCCCAAGGGGGATATACTTAGCTAATCAATAGAACGAGTATGAATTGTAACGTCCCGATTACTACAAAGAATGAAATCCCGAGGAAAATGCAGATGAACATAATGTCGAGGGGATTTAGGTCGACCTTTTCCTCTTTACCTAGACCTAATAATAGCTTCGCGACAATCTTAAAATAATTTTTCATTTATAAAAAACATACCCAGCATCATAAAGAATACAGTCACCTGTATAACTGCTGGTACGACGACGAATAATTGCATTGCAGAAAAGTCACCCTTCATAAAGAAGTCTTCTTCATACCATGTTTCTAATTCTTCGTTCGTTGCTTCCTTCACAGTATTATTTAGTAAGGTTAATTCACCCTGTTTTAAAGATGTCAAGTCGTATACTGATTGTCTGACTACGGGTCTCTTCCAAGAGTCGTGCTTCACTTAAGTTCAACCTCAATAAATTTACCAATCATATTGATATCTGCATCTGACAACATACCTGCTTGAGCCCACATCGTGGAACTCATTGCACCGACCTCACCTCTATTCTTATAAGTGTTAAGTCTGTCAACTATGTAATCTGCAGATTGACCAGCAAGTTTTGGGAAGACTGCCATACCTTGACCTTCTTGACCATGACAAGCTGCACAACCACTCCATAAACTTCTGATTTGACTAAACTCATCTAAGTTTGCAAGAGCTTGTTTTGCTTGTAACTGTTCTACCACAGTTCCGTTTAGTTCCACATACTCTGCATAACACATACCAGTGCAAGACTGATTACTGCTATATCCTGTGTACTCTAGATTAGGGTAAATTTTAAGTGAAAAGAATGCAAATATTACCATGCATCCTACTAGTGTCATTCCTAATTCTTTCATAACATTTGAATGTGTTGTTTGAATCTTTCCAAATCTCTAACTGCTCTTAAAGCTCCAGGCTCTCTGTCCATAAAGACCCATGATGTTAAGAGTATAAAAATAAATGGATATTTCATTTTGGGTTGTATATATAAATCGCTATTAGTATTATTACTTGTAAGGATAGTCCGCTGACTAAGAAACCTATATCAGACATTTGGAATCAATCCAAATATAGATGCACAGAAAATCAGACAGAGGCCTATCACCTCTGCCTGTTCTCGTAGTTTATTTTTGTTTCTCTCAAACATTAATATCCTTTGTAGGACATAAACATTACCATAAATGGTAGAGCAAAAGGAAGAGTCATCAGCACTAGAAATTCGATAGTGTCACAGATTGTACACACTTGTGGTGATTCTGCGACTTCTCTAGCTTTTCGCACCATGCTCTTCGCAATGTAGGTTGCTGTGGACATGGTTTTCCTATTAGTTAAGTTATAAAAATTTTGTATATCCTGTTATAACCATGGATTATACGCACTTATTTAGACAAATTAAAAACCTAATGAATTGTTTTCTTAGGGTCAAGGTCTTCTACATCGAATTCCTCTTCAATCATCTCTAAGTCTTCGGGGATTAAAGACTCCATTACTTTATTCAAGTAATCACGTCTTACATCTTCTGCGGTTATCTTTTGATTAGTTAAAGGGATTGATTGTGTTTCAACCATCTCTAACCATCTAGAAGAAGCTTCATCATAAAAGGGAATGAATTGTTGGTTCATTACACTTCTATATAACACTTGGTCTACTGGTAACATAATAATTGGGTCTTCACTCAAGGGTGCATACGGATAAAACGTAGCAAGTGTATTGAGTTTGTCTTGAACAGTTAGTTGACATATCATAGGTAAAGTTATTTCAACACCGTTGTTTGTATCTCTTACCATACCCACAATCTCACTACCAGTCTTCAGTTTTACAACCTCGTACTTTCTGTTTGTTAAATCTTGTGGTGATGTCATTTTAAGTCGAACTGCCTTATCTCGTAGTTAAAGTTTTCTTCGTTGTATATATTTATACGTTCTTTAAGGTGATTGAGAGTATGATTTTCATATTGTAAGTCATCTGATATATCAAATAATTTCATTTTAGTTTTACCCTCAGCCTTACGAAGTCCTCTACCTATAGATTGAAGGTTTCTTATTCGACTTTTTGATGGTGATGCAAAGACAATATTGTCTATACGTTTTATATTAACACCTGTAGAGAAGGTGCCGTATGATGCTAGTATGACATTTTCATTTGAGTTCTCGACATACTCTCTTACAGCTTCACGGTCATCAACATCCGTTCCACCATATACGTAATGTAGTTTGTCTTCTAGTCTCTTCTGCATTTTTGCATGAAGAACAGTTCCATGTTTCTCTACAAACTGAAACAATACTAGAGTGTTCCCCTTAAGGGAATAGACAAGGTTACATAAAAATTCATTTCGTTTATCATTCGATACAAGGTAATCCATTTCTTCTTGGTATGTCATTTTCTTTTGTTTAGTATGACGGAGTATGACACAATCAATAGATAAATTTGCAATCGTACCTTTGTCCATTAATTCTTTTGTTGATATGACTTTCTTGACTGGGCCAAACAAACCCTCTAGTTGTAGTCTATGTACTTCTGTTCCGTCTAGTGTACCAGTACAACCAATTCGTACTGCAGTAGTCTTCATCTTCTCAAGAATACCTTTCAATACGTTTGCTTTAAATAGATGTGCTTCGTCTCCTATAACTACATCAAACGATTGCATGACTTCTTTAGGTGCTTTACTAAAACTTTGCCATGTTGATATCGTAATGTCAGAAGGGAAAACAGGTTTACCACTATAAATTTTACATATCTATTTCTCATATCCATACTCCTTAAAGTCTCCTGCCATCTGTTCCACTAATGATGTAGTAGGAACAATTATTATTGTTTTCATGTTATAGTATCTGGCCAACATATAAATGATAAGAGACTTACCACTTGCAGTGGGTGACAACAAAAGCTGTCTACCATATTTAATTGTGGATTCAAATGCTTCTATCTGATAGTCTCTAGGTTCAAAAGGTAAGTTTAAATCTTTGATGTTCCAATCTTTTAATTTGTGTTTATGTCCAATGACATCACCAATACCAGCAAATGCATATCCTCTTTCTCTACAGAACTCATCTACGTATGGTAGTAATCCAATATAAATTTTGTGTGTTTTGATTGAGAAAAGATATACCTTACCATCCCACCATTTGTTCTTATAACTTGGCATGAATTTTGCGTTTGGTACGGTAAAGGAAAAGTAATCATGTAGGTCTTTGGCTAAACCATCATCACAGTCTACCCTCATGAAACATTCATCTACCTTCGAGACTGTGACTTTCATTTTACTTGTATGGATATCCTACGAACCATCCCACTAGGGAAGTTCTACATCCTCGTGTGACTGGTGTAACTTGATGGTGTACAAATGAAGGGAACAATACTAATGAACCCTTTTGTTTTGCAGAATTTGGAATCTGTCTATACCAATCTCTCATGTCTCTCGTATAATCATTAGGTGTAAGTGTATCCTTTGAACGGATATCTTCTATCCACTGAAAGTTACCACCTTCATATTCATCGGGGTCTGTTAACTGAATAGAGAAACTTAGTTTTCTAATCATACCACTATTTGCATATGGTTCATCACTAGCATCTGTATGCCATGTATAGAACCCACCACGTGAACCTTGTTTTGCATGATAGACTGTATGTTGCAGTGGTTCTACTTTTTCTATGTCGACATTCCAACCACATTGTTTCATTCCCATTGCAACTGCGTCTTCAACCTTTGTCCAAACATCACCTAAGTTTTTCTGTGCATCACCGTAAATCCATCTAATATCAGATGCTCTAACCTTATCTACAATTTGACCACCGTCTCCACCAGCTGCTCTTTCTTTACCTCTGTCTTCTCCATCGGGGTCTAAGTCTAATCTTCCACCTTGACCAACTGCAGCTGTTTCTAGAGGAAACTCCATTGCCTTACCATTAATAAATTCAACTTCTTCAGAAGTTAATAGTTCGGGATATGTCCATAAGTAATTTTTTAGATTCATTATTGTCCAGCCATAAACTTTCTCCAATCGATAG